CATTTATTTGCACAGCCGCGAAATGGCAAGCCGGGGTTAAGAATTAGGATTTCATGAGCAATCAACCAGAAATTTCAATTCGCAAGGTCGATTCACTGATCCCGTATGCGCGGAATGCCCGCACGCATAGCGAGGCGCAAATCGACCAGATCGCGGCATCGATTCGGGAATTCGGCTGGACAAACCCGATTCTGGTTGATGGAGAAAGCGGGATTATTGCCGGGCATGGCCGGGTTTTGGCGGCCCGCAAGCTCGGCCAGGATGAAGTCCCGGTCATTGAGCTCGCGCATCTTTCGGAGGCGCAGCGTCGCGCGTATGTCCTGGCCGACAACAAGCTGGCGCTGAATGCCGGCTGGGACAGCGAATTGCTGTCGCTGGAGTTGGCCGATCTGCAAGAGGCCGGCTTCGATCTCGAGCTGACTGGTTTCGACGATGGCGAGATTCAGTCCCTGCTGGCCAAGGAATCCGACCCGGGGACCGAGTCCCCCGACGCCGCCGATGACGACGTGCCGGAAGCGCCCGTCAAGCCAATCAGCCGCGCGGGCGACATCTGGCACATCGGTGACCATCGTCTCATCTGTGGTGACGCCGCTGACCCTGCGGTGATTGCGGCGCTGATGGGGCAGGAGCATGCGGTGCTGTGCTTTACCTCTCCGCCCTACGGCAGCCAGCGCGACTACACCGACACCATCGTCGATTGGGACGGCTTGATGCGCGGCGTGTTTGCCACGCTCCCCATGGCGAAAGACGGACAGGTGCTGGTCAACCTCGGCCTGATTCACCGCGAGAGTGAAGTGATCCCGTATTGGGATGGCTGGCTCGCATGGATGCAAACGCAGGGCTGGCGTCGATTCGCGTGGTACGTCTGGGACCAGGGGCCGGGATTGCCGGGCGACTGGAACGGACGCCTCGCGCCGGCCTTCGAGTTCGTCTTCCACTTCAACCGCAAGGCGAGCGAACCCCGCCGGCCGAACAAAATCGTGCCCTGTATCTGCGCCGGGCGCGATACGCACCTTCGCGGCGATGGCACCGGCGCGGGTGGCATGCGCAACAAGGACGGTAGCAAGACCGCGTGGAACCACGTCGGTCAGGTCACGCAGGATTTCAAGATCCCGGACGGTGTCATCCGGATCATGCGGCACAAAGGCAAAATCGGGCAGGACATCGATCACCCGGCTGTGTTTCCGGTCGCGCTGCCGGAGCACGTCCTGGATGCGTTCTCGAACGAGAGTGACGTGGTGTTTGAACCGTTCAATGGTTCAGGCACGTCGCTCCTGGCTGCCCAGCGCACCCATCGCCGGTGCCGCGCCGTGGAGATCGCGCCGGAATATGTGGACGTGGCCATTCGCCGTTTCCAGCAAAACCATCCGGACGTGCCGGTCACCCTGAGACAGACGGGCCAGTCGTTCGATGACGTCCGCGCCGAGCGCGAGAGGAGCGAAGAGGTGATGCATGCCTGAACTGCGCTCTCCCATTGCCGACATCAAGATTGAACTGCGGTCGGTCGATTCCTTGATCCCGTACATCCGAAATGCGAAGCAGCATTCCGATGCGCAGGTGGCCCAGATCGCCGCCAGCATCCGTGAGTTTGGTTGGGGAGCGCCGATTCTGGTCGACGGTCAGAACAATGTCATCGCCGGTCACGGTCGCTTGCTTGCCGCGCGAAAGCTTGGCATCACCGAGGTTCCGGTGGTGCCGATGGCGCATCTGACCGACATCCAACGACGGGCACTGATCCTGGCCGACAACAAGATCGGGGAAAACGCCTCCTGGGATGACGAACTGCTCGGCCTCGAGTTGGCCGAACTGAAAGATGGCGGTTTTGATCTGGGCATCACTGGCTTCAGTTCCGACGAGTGGGACGCCCTGATTGCAGGCGACACCAGCAACGATGGACTGACCGACGAGGATCAAGTCCCGGAAGTTCCTGAAAAGCCAGTTTCGCGCACTGGCGACGTCTGGTTGCTCGGAGAGCACAAAGTCTTGTGTGGTGATGCCACCAAGGCCGAGGACTACAAGCTGCTGCTCGGTGAGGAACTGGTCGATATGTGCTTTACCGACCCGCCCTACAACGTGGCCTACGAGGGCGGCACCAAGGAAAAGCTCACCATCAAGAACGACTCGATGGGCGACGAGCAATTCCGGCAGTTTCTGCGCGACGCCTACACGGCAGCCGATGCGGTGATGAAGGCGGGCGCGGTGTTCTACATCTGGCACGCTGACAGCGAGGGCTACAACTTCCGGGGTGCTGCCCGGGATGCTGGCTGGTCCGTTCGCCAGTGCTTGATCTGGAAGAAGTCGAGCCTGGTGCTCGGCCGCCAGGACTACCAGTGGCAGCACGAGCCCTGCCTGTACGGCTGGAAGGAAGGCGCGTCACACCTGTGGGCGTCTGACCGCAAGCAAACGACCATCCTGGAGTTCGAAAAGCCCAGCCGGAACCGCGAGCACCCGACGATGAAGCCGGTTGCGCTTTTCGAATACCAATTGCTCAACAACACCAAGGGCGGCGACCTGGTGCTGGACAGCTTCGGCGGGTCCGGCACCACGCTGATCGCTGCCGAGAAGAACGGCCGCGTGGCCAGGCTCATGGAGCTGGACCCGAAGTACTGCGACGTGATCGTTCGCCGCTGGCAAGACTACACCGGGGAAAGCGCGACACATGCTGAAACCGGGATTGCATTTGATGACGCGGCCGCCGCAATGGGCGCGCATGCAAAGGCGGCATAGTGACAGTCGGCCGCAAGCCAAAGCCGACTCATTTGAAGTTGGTCAAGGGCAACCCTGGGAAGCGAAAGATCAACAAGAGCGAGCCGAAGCCAGATCTCGCGCAGCCATCGCCGCCCGCATTCCTGAATGACGATGCAAAAGTGGAGTGGGGCAGGGTGATCGATACCCTGTTCAATGTCGGCTTGATGACCGAAATTGACCGCGGCGCGCTGGCCGCTTATTGCCAGGCATACGGTCGATGGGCGCAGGCCGAGCGCGCGCTGGCTCGCATGGCCGCGAAGGATGAATTAAACAGCGCGCTGATGATCAAGACGAGCAACGGAAACGCGATTCAAAACCCGCTTGTCGGAATTGCAAATAAGGCAAAGTCGGACATGGTTCGCTATGCCGTGGAATTCGGGATGACCCCGAGCGCCAGGTCAAGGGTTGAAGCAAAGCCAAATGCAAAAGACGAAGACCCGCTCTCGAAGTTCTTCGGATGATGATCCGGTTACGGCATACGCGCGGGCCGTTGTCAGCGGCCAGCGTCTTGCCGGGCCGCATGTTCGCGATGCCTGCAAGCGGCATCTGCTGGATCTGAAGGAAGGGAAAAAGCGCGGCCTGACCTGGAATCTCGCCGAGGCGCAGCGGGCGCTTGGGTTCTATCGCGAGATCCTGAAATTGAACGGTGGCGATTATGAAGGTGTGCCGTTCCGGCTTTTGCCCTGGCAGCAATTTGTTGTCGGCAGCATCTTCGGCTGGTATGGCGCGGACGGTTATCGCAGGTTCCGCGTCGCCTATGTCGAGACGGCAAAGGGGTCAGGTAAATCGCCGCTGGCAGCTGGTATCGGCATGAAAGGGCTTGTCGCAGACGGTGAGGCGCGCGCGGAAATCTATTCCGCGGCGACCAAAAAGGATCAGGCGATGATCCTGTTCCGCGACGCTGTTGCGATGGTCGATCAGTCGCCGGAATTGTCGAAGCGTCTGCAAAAGTCGGGCACTGGTGAACGGTGCTGGAATCTGGCGTATATGGAAAAGGGCGCTTTCTTTCGGCCCATCAGCAGCGATGACGGGCAGTCGGGGCCGCGGCCGCACATTGGCCTGGTGGACGAATTGCACGAACACAAGACGAACACGGTCGTCGAAATGCTTCGGGCCGGTACGAAGTCGCGGCGGCAGGCTTTGATTTTCATGATCACGAACAGCGGTTCGAACAAGCTCGGGCCGTGCTGGTCATATCACGAATACGGGGTGCAGGTAGCAAAGGGCGATCGCGTTGATGATGCGTTCTTTTCGTACATCTGCGCGCTCGACGAAAACGACGATCCATTCTTGGACGAATCCTGCTGGCCGAAAGTGAACCCGAGCTTGCAGGATGCCGACCTGCCTGGCGTGAAATATATCCGCGAGCAGGTCGTCGAGGCAAAGGGGATGCCGGCGAAAGAAGCACTTGTTCGCCGCCTGAATTTTTGCCAGTGGACGGGCGCGGAATCTCCCTGGCTCTCGCATGAACTCTGGACGGCAGCGCGCCGTGATTATTCGGTCGAGTCGCTCAAAGGGCGCCGCGCTGTCGCTGGCCTCGATCTTTCCAGCACGACCGACCTGACTGGCCTGCTCTTTCTGGTCGAGCCGGTCGAGCCTGGCGAACCATGGAAGATGGTTCCGTATGCCTGGCTGCCGGAAGTCGGATTGCAGGAAAAGACCGAAAAGGATCGTGTCCCTTACATTCAATGGCGGGACGAGGGAATTCTCGACACGACGCCAGGCAAGGCGATAAGCAAGCGGACGATCTTGCAGAGGCTCTCCGGGCTTTGCGAGTTCTTCGACGTCATCGCGGTCGGTTATGACCGCTGGCGCATCGAGGATCTGATCTCGATGGCGAACGATGAAGGAATCACGCTCCCGCCGATGAAGCCGTTCGGCCAGGGATTCAAGGATATGAGTCCCGCGGTCGAGAATTTCGAACGAATGCTTTTGAACGGCGACCTGGTGCATAACGGTCACAAGGTGCTGACGATGTGCGCCGGCAATGCGGTCATTGAGCAGGACGGAGCGGAAAACCGGAAATTGAGCAAGGAAAAGGCAAACGGGCGCATCGACTTGATGGTCGCTGGTGTGATGGCGGTCGGGGTCATGTCGTCGTCGCTTGAAAAGCCTGTCAGTTACGAGATGTTCTTTGTTTAAGTAGGTATCAATGACCAGAAAAGGGCCGCTTATTGCGGCCTTTTTTTTTGGAGTTTTGAAAATGCAAAAACGCGCTTATTCGACGCTTGAGATCAAATCCGTTGACGAACAGAAGCGACGCTTTTCTGGCATCGCCTCGACGCCCTCGACCGATCGCATGGGCGACATTGTTGAACCGAAGGGCGCGCAATTCAAATTGCCGATCCCGCTGCTCTGGCAGCACGACAGCAGCGATCCGGTCGGGTGGGTGACGTCTGCCAAAGTCACCGCGGCCGGCATCGAGGTCGAGGGCGAAATCGCCGACATTCCCGAGGACGGCGAATTGAAAGCCCGCCTCGCGAAAGCCTGGCAAATGGTCAAAAACAAATTGGTGCGCGGCCTGTCGATCGGTTTCAACCCGATTGAATCTGCGCGAATCGACGGGACTTACGGCTATCGATTTCTTAAATGGGAATGGCTGGAGCTCTCGGCCGTGACGATCCCGGCAAATCAGGATGCAACCATTTTTGCGATCAAGTCGATCGATCAAGCCTTGCTTGCCGCGTCAGGCACACAGCGGGCTGGTTCTCGACCTGGCGCTCATTCTCCCGGCGTCTCGGGACTCCAAAGCAAAGCCGCCTCTGGCGGTTTTTTTTATTCCCGAAGCGGAAAGGAAAATCAAATGAAGACCATGCAACAGTTGCGCGAAGATCGCGAAACCAAAGCCGCGCGCATGCGCGAAATTCTGGAATTGCAGCAGGCCGAGGGCCGCAACAGCACCGACGACGAAGCCGCCGAATTCGACGCCCTGACCGCCGAGGTCAAGAGCATCGACGACGAGATCCGTCGCAAGACCTTCGACGCCATGAATTCGGCCGGCGCAAAGAGCATCGACGGCATGAGCTCGGACGGCGCCTCGCGCAGCCGCGGCGGCCCGACGATTATCGTGCGCAGCGGCGACGCTGACGAAGCATTCAAGGGCCAGAACTATGTGCGCCGCATCATCGCCAAAGCCCTCGCGCACATCGAAGGCGGCGGCGTCACCGCCTCGGGCATCGCCCAGGGCCGTTGGGGCAAGTCGGCTCCGACGCTGGTGCGCTTGATTAAGGCGAACGAGGTGGCCGGCGGCAGTTCGGATACCTGGGGTTCGGAGCTCGTCTCCGCGGACAATCGCTATACGGGCGACTTTATTGAATACCTGTATGGCGCCACGGTTTACGACAAGCTCCCGCTGCGCCAGATCCCGGCGAACGTCGCGATCAAGGGCCAGGATGGTGTCGGCACCGGTTACTGGGTCGGCGAATCGAAGCCGATTCCCGTCACCACCGGTGATTTCTCGACCGTCAGCCTGACGCCCTTGAAGGTCGGCGCGCTCGCTGTCGTTTCGAACGAACTGCTTCGCGACTCGACGCCGGCCGCTGAAATGCTGGTGCGCGATATTCTGGTGCAAGCCAGCGCGCAGCGCATCGACACCACGTTCATCAGCAAGACCGCCGCGTCGGCTGGCGTCTCGCCTGCCGGCATCTTGAACGGCGTCACCGGCTCGGCTTCGGCTGGCGTCGATGCCGCTGGCCTGCGCGCCGATATCAAGACGCTCTACCGCAATTTCATCACCGCGAAGAATGCTTCCGGCCTGTACCTGGTCATGCACCCGGCCCAGGCAAAGGCGATCTCGCTGCTGGTGAATGCTCTCGGTCAGACCGAATTTCCCGGTCTGGGCGCGAACGGTGGGACGCTCTTGGGCGATCCGGTCGTGACCGGCGACAACGTGGCCGCGAACGATATCGTTCTGCTCAAGCCGAGCGATATCTATCGCATCGCCGACAGTGGCGTCGAGGTGTCGATCAGCCGCGAAGCCACGATCGAACAATCGACGGTGCCGAGCGGCGCCACCGATACCCCGGTCGCTGCCGGTCAGTACATGACCAACATGTTCCAGACCGAATCGACCGCGATCAAGGTCGTGCGCTCGATCAACTTCGCAAAGCGTCGTTCGACCGCGGTGGCGTTCATTGAGAACGCCGATTATGACGGTGTGCAGTCGTAATCTGCGGTAGCAATGATGCCCTGGCCGGCCTTGTGCTGGTCGGGGCATTTTTAAAAGGCGAACCGATGAAACAAACAGTGACCGCCATGAAGGCGCACATCTATGCTGGCAAACGCCGCAAGGTGGGCGACCGATACGAAATCGCGGACGCGCAAACCTTGCGCCTGTATCGTGCGATCGGATTTGTGGGCGAGCCTGCGGTATTGGCTCCGCATGCACCTGCGGCCGCCGCGCCTGCCGCGCCCGCCGCTGTTGCGCCCGCCGCGCCTGCGCCAGTTGCCGCTGACACGGTGGTCGAAGACAAATCACCAGAACTCGATCAGGCCAGCGCGCCGGCCTTTGTGCATGAGTGGGCAAATGTCGCGGCAGTGGAAGACGCCACGCCGGCCAGCGACGAAAGCGAAGCACCCGCCGAGCAGGCCGCAGAAGTGCAGCCGCCGAAGCCGAAACGGCAATATCGCCGTCGCGACCTGAAAGCCGAAGAATGATCCCCGGCCTGCGCACCGTGTCGCGTGTCCTGCGCGCCTTTGCCGATGGCTTTGTCGCGAGCAGCAAGGCGCTCTCATTGTCCGCTGTCGATGATCGAGGCTGGACGACGATTATCCGCGAATCGTTCGCGGGCGCCTGGCAGGCAAACGTTGAGGTCAATCGCGATCTTGTGATGGCGCAATCGACCGTCTTCGCCTGCATGACGCTGATCGCCTCGGACATTGGGAAGCTCTGTATTGAGCTCATGGAGCGCGACAGCACCGGCATCTGGTCGGAGACGTCCAGCCCGGCATTCTCGCCGGTTCTGCGCAAGCCGAATCATTTCCAGACGCGGCAAAAATTTATCGAGCAGTGGATCATTTCAAAGCTCGCGCACGGCAATGCCTACATCTTGAAGCAGCGCGACGCGCGCGGTGTGGTTGTCGCCTTGTACGTTCTCGACCCGCAGCTGGTGCGGCCGCTGGTCGCGCAAGATGGCTCCGTTTATTACCAGTTGTCCGAGGATGCGCTGTCAGGTGTGCAGGGCGGCAATGTCACGATCCCGGCCAGCGAGATCATCCACGATCGGATGGTCTGCCTATTCCATCCTCTTGTTGGCATTTCGCCGATCTTCGCCTGCGGCCTGGCCGCCACTAAGGCGCTCAAGATCGAAAG